TATTAAGGTAATTAAATGATTAAACCATATTATAAAGAAGAAAATGGAAAGTAAACTTCATAAATATCTTAAAAAAATTGCAATGATAAAACTGCATTATATGGGATGTATGGTTGTTTATCCAGAGATTGCTGGTTCGCATTTTCTGAATGGAACTATTGACGTAGCGGGAGCAATATTAAGATTTAATAAAACTATAACATTTGGAATTGAAGTTAAGGTAAGTAGGGCTGATTATTTTGGACAAAAGCAAAAGTTTTTAGCTAAAAGAGAAGAAGTTATGAAAGATGAAAAGGACGGTTTTAACTATAAATACTTTTTAATGCCTCCTGATTTAATAAAAAAAAGTGAATTATATAAAGGCTGGGGATTAATGTTTTTTGATGGTAAAAAGGTAAAAAAGATAGTTGAAGCTCCACGAAAAGAAGCCAATAATGAAAGAACTCTTTTTGGTTTAGCTAGGTGCGCACATAATTGTTACCATCAAAAAATATCCAATCTTATGACTACTAATTTTAGGTGGTTGGCATATTGCGATATAGAAAGTGATATAGCAGTTAAGAGATTAGGACAAGAGGTATTAAATTTTAATGATTAAACAATTAGCATTTATAATTTTTATTATATTTTTAGCTTTAGCAAGTTATTGGTATTGTTCTATTGGGGAGAGGATAAGTGGCAAGACCTAAAAAACAAACAGTAGATTATTTTCCGCATAGTTGTACACATAGTAAGACAATGTTTATCCTAGAGCAAAAATACGGTAATGATGGTTATGCTTTCTGGTTTAAACTACTTGAGATGTTGGGAAGTTCCGAGGGTCATTGTTTATATTTTACAAATGGCATGGACTGGGAATTTTTGATTGCAAAGACTCGACTAGATAAAGAAAAGTGTATTGAAATATTGGATTTGCTTGCCACATTTGGAGCTATTGATAAAAAATTGTGGAGTAAAAAAATAGTGTGGAGTGATAACTTTATAGAAAATATTAAAGACGCCTATAGAAATAGAACGGTAGATATACCTGTTAAGCCGAGTTTCTTACGTAAGAAATCCACAAGTAGTGGAATTAATGATGTAAATAATCCGCATACTATATTAAATGATACTAAAGTAAATAATATAATAATAGGTGAAATAATTTCTTACCTAAATCTAAAAGCAAAAAAGAATTTTAGATCAGATAGTAAAATAGCAGTTAAAAATATTACAGCTAGATTAAATGAAAAATATATCTTAGAACAGTTTAAAAAAGTAGTAGATATTAAATGCTCACACTGGCTAGAACTTAAAGACGGTGAACTCGTTGGAGTTATTGTAACCGATAAGGATACTGGTAAGAAGCAGGATATGTCAATATATCTTTCACCGGATACCCTATTCGGAACTAAGTTTGAAAAATATCTTAATCAAAATGCAAACAAGGAAGCAATCCGGGAAGCAGTAAAACATGAGAAAGACTGGCAAAAAATAAAAGAAGTAAGGCCAGAAGAAATCTATAAATACACCCCAATACCAGAAGAAGCTAATAAAATAATAATAAAAGCTATACCCACATATAGGGATAGAAATATAAAAAAGGAAGGTGAGAAATGATTAATGCACTATGGTTAATTTTAATTATTCCAGTAGTGTTTGTTATTGGTTTTATTATTGCAATGATTATGATGAATCCGTTTAAATATTAAAAGAAAGTGAGGGTAAACAATGAGTGAACTTGAAAAGAAATTTTATGAGTATTTTATGAGTGAATATTTTAATCCTAAAGAACCAGAAAAGATAGCAAAAGAGCTTGCAGAAATAGCGTTTAGTTGTTTTGATATTATGAGTTTAAAAATACTGGAACTCCAAAAAGAAAACACTGAAATTAGAGAACTAAATAAAGCCCAGGTACTTGAAAATGCAAAACTTAGAGTTGATATAGCTGAACTTAAAAAGCAGAAGGGAATTGTTATAGCGGAAGGGGAAGTAGAATTTTTTGGAACAATTGGTGAGCGGTGGGGAGTTTATAAAATTGGTGGACAATATATCAATGAGGTTTTAGAAAAAGCAAAAACTATGGGCAAAAAAGGCAAATTAATATTTATAGAAGATAACAAATGAAAACAAAGACAAAAAGAAAACCAAGTAGAACAACATTAAAAAATAAGTGTGATGATATTTGGAGAAAGATTATCCGGTCTAAAATAAGGTGTGAGGTATGCGGGGGACCCGGTAATAATCCCCATCACGTAATTGGCAGAGACAATCACGCCGTAAGATGGGATATTCGTAATGGCTGCTTACTATGTTCAGGCTGCCACACTATGAATAATGGATCGGCCCATAAAGATCCGCAGGATTTTATGATATGGTTTGGGAATCGCCGGCCAGATGATTATGAATATCTACTAAAACAGAAGAATATAATTTGGGATAAGGATTACGATAAGGTATTGGAATATTTAAGTAGGGTTAAAAATCTAACCTATTGATTATTTGTATTTTGACATTATAATTATGTATTAGTGAAAAGTATAACTGAACAACTGCACGAAGTAATTGATAGACTCGAAGAGGATATTAACCGAGATAGATTTGCTACCTTAATTTTTAGAATAAAAGATTGGAAATTTAAAAAGTATGAAAAATCATATTCAAAGGATAATAATGAAATAGGTATTAAAATAACAGATTAATATTTAATCCGATTCAATCGAAAATTAGAAAGCATTGAGGGATTATAAGCCGAAAGGTTTGTAGTCCCTCTTTTTTATTATGACAAAAGAACCTAAAAAAGAATTTAAACTAATTAGCTTCTTAGATGAGAAGTCTCTGGCCAGGCTCAATGAAATTGCTAAAAAGGGTGGAATTAAATACATAAAAAGGCACGCCAAAAAGCCAGTAGGAGAAAAGATAAATTATGATAAGTTAATGAGGCAGGGGTCAAAGGATAGGATATGAGAAGTAGGAGATCCAGGAAACCAATTTATAGATTAATTGAAAATATGGACCTACTAACTGATTTGATTGAAAATCCTGAAAAATTTGGCACATTGATTCTACTACATAGATTAAAAGTAAGTAAAAGCAAAGTACCTACAAATATAAATTTATTAGAGTTTAAGATAAGAATGGAAAAGGAAATGATAAGAGTTTCAAGGAAGATAGAAAGGAAGTTAGGATTTGAACTTCCAGATGGGTTAAAGTGAGGAGGAAATAAAATTGAAATGTCCTTATTGCCAAAGTAAAAATTTAATAATTGAAGGTAAATTTCCTGTTAGTAGATTAGCTGGAACTGAACTTTATAGATGTGAGAGTTGCAAACACAGATTTACTAAATATTGTATTGAAGCACATAAAAAATAAAGACTTGACAAATATTGACTTTTCTAAAAAAAGGTATAAAATCCATTATAATTACTAGAAGTGTCGGGAAAATTAAATAAATTAATAAGAGTCTCTTTTGAGGCTCTTATTTTATTGGAGAAAGATGAAAGAGAAAATAAGTTTTATTGCAGCATTAAACAGTACTACAGCAATAAAAATTGATGGTGAAGGTGAAAGCAAGGTAACGTTTCAGATTCCTTTATCAGAGATTACAAGCGTTATTAAATTAATAGAAAAAGTTGGGCAAACATTTAGGGTAGTGATTGAAGATGAGTAGGTCAAAAGTAGGCCAATTTACAGAAAAACAAATTGAGATAGCAAATAAACTTGTTGAAGGATATTCGCATAGAGACATAGAAAATGAAGGAATAGCTGCTAGGAGTTATGTAGCAAAATTGCGTACAAATCCCGAATTTAACCGTTATCTTTATTCACTACTTGAAGAGTGGAAAAAAACTTCAAGAAATGAATTGCTTTTAATTGCAAAGCAGAAAATAAAAGAATTAATTACTATAAGGCCAAAAAAAGATTTATTGGATTACATAGATTATGTTACAAAACTTACAGGACAATATGCACCAGCAAAGTACGAACTCGAACATTCTTATTCCGAAACAGATATTGACAGAAGGTTTAAAGAACTCATGGCAGAAATTGAGTCTCAGCCAGAAGTTGAAGGGATTAGAGATATTAGAGGATTACAAGATCCAAATCGAGAAAACTAGAGCTGAAAACTCACTGTTTTATTATGGTAAATACATTTTAGGATTTAACCAGTTTGACGAGAATGTACATCAAGAATGGGAGTTTTTTTTAAAGGGCAGCAAAAGGCTTAAGCTTGTCATAATTCCAAGAGACCATTTTAAATCAAGTTTTTTTACAATATCTTATCCACTTCAAGAGTTGTGTTTGGATAACCGTAAAAGGTTTTTACTTACCAACGCTGTTTTTGATAATGCTAAGACTTTCTTAGGCTCAATTAAGCAGCAGATTGAGCGAAATCCAAAGCTAAAGTGGTGGGGACTTGAACCGGGTGATCCCTGGTCATCGGAAGAATTGGGAGTCAAGAGAGAAACTATCCACAAAGAGCCATCAATTTCAATAGCAGGAATAGGAAGTCAGCTGCCCTCACAACACTATGACTGTATAATCTGGGATGACTTGGTTAATGATAAGAATATAACAAGCAAAGAATATATCGACAAGGTCATAGGATGGTGGAAGGATTCAATTTCACTGCTTGAACCTGGTGGTTTGGGAATAGTTGTAGGCACACGCTGGCATTATAGAGATTTGTATCAACATATAATTGAAAATTTAGCTGAGCATTTTGACATCATTATTAAAAAAGCAATTGCCGATGATGGAAAGATTTATTTTGAGTCCAGGTTTTCACAGAAAGAACTTGATAAACTAAAAGTACTCAAAGGTCCTTATAAATTCAGCCTCCAGTATCAAAATGAACTCACTGACCCGGAAGACGCAGTAATTAAACATGATTGGATTTTAAAGTACAGCGAGCTTCCTAAACCTGTGCGGATGTTTATGACAGTTGATCCTGCACTTTCAGAAGACCCAACAGCAGACTACAGCGTCATTATGATCTGTGCAGTGGATGCTGACAATAATCTTTACGTAGTTGATTACTTCAGGGATCATGTAGGTCCCAAAGACTTAATCGATAAAATTTTTGAGAAGGCAATACTGCATCAGCCAGCAAAAATCGGAATTGAAGTTGTAGCTTTTCAGAGAGTCTTGAAGTTCTGGCTTGATGATGAAATGAGAGTAAGGGGAAAGTTCCTTGTTATTGAAGAACTTAAGACTTCTGACAGGACTAAACCTGATAGAATACTTGCCTTACAGCCAAGATTTAGTGCAAAGACTGTTTATATCAAAGGCTGGATGGCTGACCTTGAAGATGAATTGATAAGATTCAGATATCCAGAGTCAAATCAGTTGCACGATGACCTGATTGACGCTCTGGCTTACCAGCTTGAGATTATATATAAACCTTTAGTTACCGAAGAGAAAAAACTTACTTATATGTCACCAGCATGGTATGAAGATAAGTTTGGAAGTAAACCAGAAGAGTCTAATATTGCAAACCCACATGTTTATAAATGAAAGGAGATTTAATGGATAAGAATATTAAAAAAGATGTTGAAATACCTAAACTTATTTGGAAAGTATATGGTAAGGAGTATATGGAATGCACAATGCATGGTGGTTGGAGAACAGAATTAATAAATAAACTTATTGAGAAGAAGAAAGAAAAATCATGATTTTTGATTTCAAGTGTAACAATTGCAGAAGAGTATTTGAGAAAAATGTTCCGGCCAGACAGAAATCAATCGCGTGTCCTTATTGTAAAAGGAAGGCTAAGAAAATGTTTCACGCAACTACTAACTTTTATATTCCTGCTTATTTCCACACGTCAAGGAGTGATATCTTTAGCGACAGTGAATGGCAGGATTTAAAGAAAAATCCAGATATTGAAAGGGCTTAAATGGAAAAATCAAAAGCATTAAAAACAAGACTTCAAGCTACAATTAACGCTCAGAAAATAAGAATGACTGAGGCTGAAGATTACATAAATTTCCTCAAAGGCAAACAGTACCCTAAAAAGCCTAAAAAAGATGAGGCAACATTTAACATATGTCATACTACTGTGCAGGCAATCCTAAACTCAATCTTGAGAGGAAATTCCCATATTTATACTGAACCACTAACCAGTGATGCAGTAGAAACTTATCAACTTGTTGAGAAAGTTATTAACCAGTACTGGACAAAGCTAAAAGTTAAATATCAGCTTGAGTTTAGCGTAATAGATTATGCAGGTTTGGGACTTGGCGTGTCTTATGTTGATTGGGATTTCAGGTTAAATGAAAAGGGTGAAATTATAAATGATGATCCTTTTGTTTTGCATATCCCTTTTTCTGATTTCCTGATTGACCCTGAGGCAACAGTTGAAGAAATATACGAAGCTAAATACATGATAAGAAAATACTACAAGCCGACTAAGGAACTAAAAGCTGACTCAAGGTATAAACATACAAAGAATATAACGGGGGATAAGAAACTTACCAGTGATATTACTAAAGAAAAAAACGATGATATCCAGCGAACTACCTTGTATCAGATATGGGTACCGGAGGACCAGTCAAGCTATGTTATGAGGGAAGGCTCTGATAATATTCTGCGTGAAGTAGAAAATAAGTTTGGTCGGGAGTATCCGTTTGTACTGTTACAGAATTATAAAATGCCTGGAGAGTTGTTTCCATATGGTGAAGTTAAAATACTCTATGAACCGCAGAAGATATTAAACAGAATATTTTCACTAATTTTAACTCATGCAAGACGTGTATCAACCCGGCAGTATGCTATAAATGATTTAATAAATATTACAGAGGCAAGGAAGCTAAAAGATGCAGAGGATGGAGAAATACTAAAAGTTGAAGGCAACGCAAAAGCAAGTGATGTGATATCTCCTATTATGGACGCTCCACTCTCAGTTGATGTTTACAGAGCTTATGAACTTATAAATAGTGCAATAGTCCAGCTTACCTCAATATCAGAATACAGACGTTCTTCTATGCCACAAGAGCAGAGAAAGGCAACTGAAGCAGTATATATTGAGCAGGGAACAGAGTTGAGTACAAATTCAAAAGCAGAAGATGTTGCCGAACACTGCGAGGAGATAGCAAAGAAATTATTTATACTGCTTACCAATGAGAACAATATAACAAGCCAGGAAATTACTTACAAAGATGAGACAAGCGGGCAGTGGGTAAGTACGGCCTATAATGGTTCTTCATTTCCCGGTAAGTATTCATTCAGATGGGAGTCGGGAGTTGAAGCACCTATAAATCAGGCAACAAGATATCAGAAAGCACTTGCACTTCTAAATACTATATCGGTTGCTGTAAGAGCAAATCCGCAACTGCTGGCCTCTATCAACTGGACAGAACTATTGCGTTCAACTCTGGCTGATTCTGATACAAAAAACATAGAAAAGATTTTAACACCTGAAGTACAACCAGGAATTGAACCGGGAATGGAAGGAATGACACCAACGACACCAGAGGGAACAGAAATGCCAGGTGGACAACCAGGTGGAATATCGCCAGAACTGGTAAACCAAGTTGTACAAGAATTACAGGGAGGTCGGTAATGCCGGCTAAACTGGAAAGAGAATTACGAGCAGAAGTTAATAGACTACATCCTAATTGGTCAGAAGAACGAAAGGATGCCTATGTTTATGGGACTTTAAGAAAAACAGGGTGGACTCCTTCTACTCAAAAGAAACATAAAAAAGGTAAAGATTGGGATAATTACAGGAAAAAGAAAAAGAAATGATAAGACTTAAATATTTCAAACTTGATTTAGGATGTGGAATTAAAAAGTAGGATGGTTATATCGGGATTGATATAGGAAACTTTAAATCCATATATCCTAAAGGTGAGTTTATAAGAGACGATGTCTTTAAAATCATTGCCCGAATAAAGACTTGTACTATTGAAAATATGTATTCAAATCAGTTTATAGAACATATACCAAAGGATAGATTTATAGGATTTATGAACCAATGTTGGAGGATTTTAAAGGTTGGCGGAATTTTTGAATGTATATTTCCACCGGCAATAACGGCAGATGGGAAACCAAATGGCGAATTTTATGCAGATCCATTACATGTTAATGCGATGCTGCCCGGTACTTTTGCCTGCTTTTCAAGTGAGTACAGGCAGGCAGTTCTTAAAGATTATGGTACTGATTATAGAGGATATGGGATAAAAACAAACTTTGGTATAGTCGAAGCTAAATTCCTAAACATAGCACAGGTATGTATAAAACTGGAGAAGAAGAAATAACAGATAGCAGAACTATCTTTTATTATATTATAAATCAATATAACCCAGGAGGTTAAAATGGCAGACGAGTTAGATACTCAATTAGTAGATGAGTTGGCTGCAAAGGTAGCGGAAAAAGACGCACAAAAAGCAGGACAGGAGCCTGCAAAAGAACCAACAGAACCAATAGCACCCACGCCAGAACCAATAGCAGAACCAAAAACATTTGACGAGGCTTACGTCAAGGGACTTAGAGCAGAAAATGCAAGGTATAGAAGACAACTGCGTGATACCGAGTCCTCAATACCGAACATAGTTCAAAGTGAAGTTCAAAGACTGCTTTACCAACAGGGACAGCAGGGACAGCAGGGTTATCCTCAGGCAGGACAACCGGGTTATCAACCACCGCAACAGGAGGGTCCGTACTATGACCCAAGAGTAGATGATATGTTGCTTTCCAACAAGTTAAATGAAATCAAGGCAGATCCTTATTTCAGTGAACTTTTTGCTGAGACAGACGAAGAAGGCAGAACCTTCGAGGAAAGATTTCTTGAGACAGCCATAGAAAAACAATGGCCGATAGAGGAGCTAGATGCTCTGGTATTCAAGATGGAAAAAAATAAACTACTCGGCAAGGTAAAGCAATCAGGAGTTGATG